AATAAAGCCCTGAATTGTGGCGCGTCCAGCTGCTGCAGCTTCGGTGCCGTAGTCCATGCCGTCAACGGCGTTTTCAAGGTCTGCGCTGATCGCGTCCATGAACTCGGAGAAGCCGGTGCGGAAGTCCGCAATATCCTCTGCGGCTTTATCCTGTTCTTCGCGCAGCTTCTTCCAGTTCGCAACCATCGCCGTCAGATCTTCGTCGCTGGCAGCAGCCATGCCGGCAATCGCGTTGACGCTGTCTGCGCTGCCATCGGCAAAGGAGCCAATCAGGTCGCTCAGACCCTCAATGTCACCGGTTCTTTCCCGCAGACTTGCAAGGTTTTCGTTGTACGTCTGCCAATGCGTGATCTGTCCTTGAAGGTTGGTGTTGATGCTGGACGCGGAGGTTGCGATGATGCTGTCCGCCTCCTGCCAAAGCGAATACTGCCCCCGAATGCTCTCCTGCGCAGAATCATAGGCGTCATTATACGCCTGCGTGATCGCTTCAACGCGCTCCATGGCGCTGCTGATCTCGGCGCTCAGTTCGCCGTAGCCGCGGCTGGCATCATCGGTCGCAGAGGTGGCGTCTTCGGTTGCAGAGGTCAGATTCTGAACCGCCTCCTCGGCGAGCGCAATCTCATCCTGCGCTGCCTCCAGCGCCTCATTGTCCTTTTCGATGGCTTTCTGGTAAGCGCCGACCTCGTCCTGTGCAGCAAATACCGCTTGCGCGTTCTGCTCCAGCTTTCTGTTCAGCTCATCGGTCGTTTCACCAAGCCACATACTGGCGTCGGTGACAAGACCGGTTTCCACAAAATAATCCTGAACTTTCTGATTGGCTTCCTGATAAAGCCGGTTCTGACGTTCAAACTCATCGTTCTGCGCCTTTTGCGCAACAGCCAGCTTGCCCTCGGCGTCCCGCAGCCCGATCTTGTTCTTCTCAGCTTCAATCAGGACGTCGGCATTCTTACTGTAAATCTCGGTAAGCTGCTCCTGATACGCCTGTGCGATGGCGTTATCTTTCCACGCCTGCGTATTGGCTCGCAGGGCTTCCGTACCGCCGTTGATCGTGTCGGTTTCAAGGTCAATGAAATTCGCCAGCTCCGGCACGGTCTGTGTCAGCATCACGAGAATGCCGTGGTATTCGCGCTGCTGCTCCGCGCTCAGCTCGCTCAGAGCGTTCAGCTCATCGAGACGGTCAATGTAGTTGCTTGCAACATTTGCAGAGGCTTCGGTCGTTGTGACTGTGTCGCTGCAGGCGGCTTTGGCGTCATTCATGGCGCTGTCAAGCTCCCGTGCAGCCTCCGTCAGTTCACGAACGGATGGAACGCCATCGTTCCTGGACGCTTCGCTGAGCGCGACAATTCCGGCGGCGAGCGCCGCAACCGCCGTCACACCCAGCATGATCGCGCCGGCAGGTCCGGCAAACAGCGTCGCCATATCAAGCGCCTTGATCACCTTGGAAATTGCCGCGTATGCGGTCAGTGCCACCGTTGCACCGCCGACTACGCCTGTGAATGTTGCGACGCCCTTGACGAGCGCCGGATTCTCCTGCACAAACGCGCCGAGGACGTTCAGCACGTCCGTTCCGGCGTCGTAGACATCACGCAGCGCCGGAGCAAACGCATCGCCTACGGCAACCTTGAGGTTATTGTAGGCGTTCTGCATCATATCCAGCTTGGACTGCGTGGTGGCATATCGCTTGTTGGCTTCGTTCGTCAGAGCAATATTTTCATCCCACGCGGTATTTGCTGTCTGTACGGCGCTGTCCATCTGGTCTGCGGCCAATGCAAGGGATTTGAGCATATTGCCCTGACGGATGCCTTTCAAGCCGAGGTCTTCCAGAACCAGAACGGCACTTTCGCCCCGTTCATCCAGCGTCCCAAGCCCGCGGATGAACGCTGTCAGAGCGTCCAGCGCGTCCGTGCTCCACGTTTGCGCGAACTCATCCGCAGACATTCCCGCGACGTCTGCAAAGCCCTGCAGCGCATCTTCGCCGTTTGCAACAGCCTTTTCGATGGCGTTGAGCGTCTGCGTCATGGCTGTGCCGCCGGCTTCTGCCTCAATACCGACGGAGGACATCGCCGCGGCAAGCGCCATGATCTGCGGCTCTGTCAATCCTGCCAGCCTGCCGCCGGAGGCAAGGCGCGTACCCATCTGCGTGATCTCAGATTCGGTCGTTGCAAAGTTGTTGCCGAGATCGACAATCACGGCGCCGAGCCGGTCATAGTTGTCGGCGGACATGCCCGTGATGTTTGCGAACCGCGCGAGGGCTGTTGCTGCGTCCTCGGCGGTCATATTTGTTGCCGTGCCGAGCATTGTCATAACGCGCGTGAAGTCGAGCAGCGCGTCTTTCTGAATGCCAAGCTGTCCAGCGGCTTCTGCAACAGCGGCAATATCGGTCGTGGTAGCCGGGATCTCGGTGGACATGGCTTTGATCGCATCCGACATATCTGCCAGTTCTTCGTCCGTCAGATCTGTCGTTTTTGCGACACCTGTCATTGCTGATTCAAAGTCCATCGACGCCTGTGCGCATTCGTCGAAGCCTTGTTTTATTTCTTTAAGCAGGGCGGCGATACCGGCTGCGGCAAGAACACCTGAAACTGCGTCTACGGCCTGCGTTGCACGGCTGCCAAAAGATTCCGCGCTATCTGCCGTGTCGCCAAGCTCTCCGCGTGCCTTTGCAAAGGTAGAACGGAACTCTCGGCCAAGCTGCGCTTCGAGCGCAAATAGCATTTCATATTCTTTTCGCGATGCCATATCTCCGCCTCACTTTCATTTGCGTTTTCGATTCTCCATTTCCTCAGCGATAATTGCGTTGGAGGACTTCACCCACTGTGCAAGATCGCCGAGCCGGAGAGATAGCCAGAAATCTACCGGAGTGTTGTTTGTCCGCGCCATGACGAGGCACTGCCTGCGGAGCCATGCGCCGCCATCGCCGACGATCACTCCTTGCGCGATAAAAAACCTCTTACGGTGTTCCGCAGACGGTTGAAATCGCGGATGCTGAGCTTACCCAGCGCGTCAAGACCAAGATTCTCAGTACACGCCTTGACGCAAACGCGGATAAGATACTCGCTGTCAAAGTTCGCAACGATCACCGTATGCCCGAGCATCTGCAGCTCCCGCTCAATCGCAAGGGAGTCATTTCCGCTGAGCCCTTCAAAGTTGAAGGTCAGCTCCGTGTAGGTTTTGTCATCGTGAACGAGCGGTCTTGCGAGCTGCATCACAAATGCCGCATAGTCGATTGCGGCGTTTTTCTTATCCTGATCTTCCGCAACAGCGAAGATGTCACTGCTTTCCGCTGCGGTCGTTTTCTGAATATTCTTGTTTTCCATGATTCATAGCTCCTTTCAAAAGTGGTGGGGCGGTGCATGACGCGCCGCCCCAAAGATTTACGATTTACCGAGCGCCTTGCGGGTGTCGGAAAGATAGTCGACGCCGTTCAGCTCGCAGATGTAGTTGTACGGGTCAAGCTCCATCGTCTTTGCACCGTCGATGTACGTCACCCAACGGCGTACGGCGTAGCTGCCGGAGCCGTCTGTGGGGGACGCCGGGGCAATATTGCCGTTCGACAGCGTTTTCGGCACAAGCACAAGGACATGCTTGACCGACTGCGTCTTGTAAACGCCAGCAATCGGGTCGTACACCTGCTGCGGTGCGCGCAGGTCAATGTTGTGCTCACGCGGTTCCTGCAGCTTCAGGCTTTCGGCGCTGAACGTGCGGAACTTGAGCTGCGCGGTCATGGCGTTCATGTGGCCGATGATCGGCGCCTCCACGTTGCCGGCGATACCCGCGCCGGAAACGGTCGTGACGATGAAATCAACGTCGGGCAGCGTCACGGAAGCAAGACCGAGGAAGTCCTTGGCGTCTTCGTAACAGGCGAAGTTGATGACAGCCTGATCTACCATTCCCATGTTTCAACCCCTCCTTCTTACGCCAGTGCGCTCTGCACATAGTCGGTGTCGTACTCCAGAATGAAGTCGATTTCCTGTGCAGGGCTGGGCGGCGTCATGTAGATGTGGATTCTCACGATACCTGCCATGAGGTCCGTCATGGGATTCTCGGAATCGAGGATCTCAACACGGGCGCCGAGCAGATACTCGCTGCCCACAAGACCAGCGAGCCAGTTATTCGCAGAATCCTTGATGTTGTCCAGCAGACGGCGGTTCATCGGGCTGTCCGTCTTGCTCCAGAATGTTTTGATGAGGGAGTTGCCCACCCACTTGAACATTCTGCTGATCGGAATGTAGTAGTCCTTGATGTCGGTGTTGCTGGGATAGCACGCGGTGTAATCGCCCCACGCAACCCAGCCGTTCATAAACCGGAGCGCCGTGCAGATGCCATTGGCGTTCAAAATGTTCGCCTGCTCCAGCGTGAGCGTGATGGCAGTCCCGTCCTCCAGGCACGCGCCGTCGCACTGGAGGTTCTTGTTGGACGGAGATTCATAGGGAACACCATCGTTGCCGCTGTCCACCTTTGCCATAAGTCCTGCAAGCTGCGTAGACAGGTGGAACTGTTTGTTGCCGAGCTTCACCTGCGGCCAAGCTGCGATCTGTGCCGGGTCAATGAGGTTCGTCGCGGACTTCTTTGCAGCTACGGCATCGTAACTGCGCGCGCCGCTGGCGGAGCAGTCAATATCGCAGATGGACTTTGCGCCGAGAATGCCGTTGATAACTTCGGCTTTCGCAGCCATGACAGCCTGTACAGTGCTGGTATGAGACCAGCCGGGCGCGATGATGAGGTCGGGCGTGATGCTGACGGTTGCCATGCAGAGGTCAATCGCCTCGATGCCCTTGACAATATCATCGTCGCCGATTTCAGTCGTCTTGACCTTGTCGTAGCTGATAAAGAGCTTGGCCGCGTCCTTGGCTGCACCGCCCTCGATCGTCTCAACGATGAGACTGCCATCCGAGTAGTACGCGGCATAGTCCGTGTCCTTGACAAGCGGCGATTCAGACGAAGATGCCGACTTGACAACGAGGCTGGACAGGATCGCGTCGAAAGGCAGCTTTGCCTGCTTGCCGGAAAGGGCAACTTCCGCACCCGTAACGGCTTCTTTGTTCGTGCTCAGATCGAGCACGTTGCAAAAGATGATGGGCTGACGCTGGAACAGCTTGAAATGCGAATACATGACCTCGCAGATCGTGTAGGTCTTCCAGTCGTCGGAATAGCCCAGCTTCTTTACTGCATCCTCCCAGTCGGTGCAGAGCACCGGTGTGTAGATCGCGGCAGGGGATTCCGCAGAGTGAACCGGCGCGGTGCCGATGACAAACGGCACGCCGGATTCAGCGACAACAGGCGTCGAAACGCTTGTTTTCTGCTCTCTGACATATACGCCATGCTTCAATGGTTACTCCTCCTTTTTCCGCCGGTCTGCCAGCTTGTGATAGTTCACATAGAGCAGATTGCCGGGTGTTTTGACTTTGATTCTTGCCTCGGACACCTGATCGCCGGGAATGACCAGCGAAGCGATCAGCGGGTATTTCTCAACCGCTGCCGAGATCTGCGCGAGCGCGTCCTGCTTGTCACCGTACAGAATACGCGCCTGCTGGATCGTTCCGATGATGCTCGGACCGAGGTACATGCAAAAGCCGGCGCTTTTCGCACCGGCTTTGCTTTTTGCTGCTTTTACCATGAAAATGCCTCCCTGTTGACACTTGGGATTTTCCAGACAGACACCACTTCCGCACAGAAATACGGCGCGGTGTTGTCGGTGTAGTAGAGTGTGGACAGCTTCTGTGAAAGATCCAGCGCGAATTGCTTGCCGATCACGCCGTGCATCAAAAGCTCCTGTCGGAAATGCTCGACCGTCGTAAGCAGCCGCAGCGCGCCCTCCTGATCGTCCTCTCCGTACACGCAGAAAAGAGAACGGACCTCGGCGCTGCTGTCCGTCAGCTCGCCGGGCTTCTGCGTATCCTCGCCGGTAACGATCTGATGCAGGATATACGGTGCTTTTGCGGTCGCGGATTTGACGTCGGGCAGGCGTTGGCGGTAAACCAGCGGCGGGCGCTCTGCCGGTTCTGCTTCGTCGCCCTTCTGCCGCCGCACAGGAAGAAGAATTTCGCGCATGACCTCATTCGTGAAGTTCGTGAGCGCGTCTAAAAGATTCAGTCGTGTCAAAAATTATCCTCCCCATCCTGCAAGGATTCGGTTCACCTCATGCTCCAAGCGTTCATCCATTTTCGCCATTGTCTTTTCAGCAAGACTCTCCTGAACTTCTTCATTTCCGAGCATCTGCGGAACAGAAGAACCCATGAGTTCTCTGATTTCTGCATCGCCGGTTGGTGTTTTTCCACCCGTACGCTCGAAGATGCCGATGTGTCCAGATTTCATCTGCGCGACGAACGCGCGGGAGAACGTGGTCGGCGAAGTTGAAACGAGCTGATGACCTGCAGCGGCAACGCCGGGGTGAACCGGACGCAGGTTGCCGTTGACGATTGCCATGATGGTCTTGTCTGGATTGACGGTCGGTGTCTTTGGTGAAGAACCGCCATAACGGAACAGTGGAATCTTATTTCCGCGGAACGTGATGCGCGCTTCGATGCCGTTAAAATAGCGGTAGGAAACTCTGATGTTCTGCTCTGCGCGGATATTCTTTCTTGTGAGGTCATACCGCTGCCGTATCTCTTTTGTGCTCTGCGTCCGCAGGAATGACACAGCTCGCTTGGTTGCGGACTTGAGCGCACGATCCATACCTCCCGGCACGTCTGCGAGCATCTTCTCCGCCTGCTTGAAGGTTTCAGCGCCGATAACCTCCACATAGAAGCTGCTCATTCGTTGAACGCCTCCAATTCCACACGAAGCAGACCGAGTTCACAGACCGACGAGGCAACGTAGAAGCGCCGGAAGAAGGTCGCGTCATCGGAATCGCTGATCTCAAGGCGCGCCCCTTTCTCCGGCTGATTGCCGCCGAGGTCTTGAATCCTGCAGTGCAGCACGGACGAAACGAGAAACAGCCCCTGAATATGATCGCTCATAAGCTGGCGGCGGTCTTTTTCTTTCAGCCCGGACAGCACAACAGGAATACCGGCGTGATCTTCGCCGCTGTATTCAACACCGTCATAGACCACGATCCGCTTCTCTGCAAACTCGTCGATGTTCATAAAGGTGCGCGCGTTGTCGCGCTCCACCATATCCTTGAACCTGCTCATACTACCGGTGCAGCGGCGCTCAGATCAGGAAGATCGCCCTCGCCGATTTCTTCACCCGGCTCAACGGGAACGGCGACGATTGCCGCAATCAGATCATCTTTCTTGCGGAGCTTCGCCGTTTCGATGCCAAGCTCGACAGCAAGTTCCTTGAGCTGCGCCACCGTCATTTCCTGCAACTGCTCCGTGTCGAGATGGGCTTCTGCGTCGCTCTCTGCGCCGTTTTCTTTGTTGGGTATATCGGCGCAGGGGGCTGCATCGTTCCTGCCCGTGCTGGCGCTTGCAACAGGCGCTTCGTCTACTTCACGGACGATCACTGCGACGCCGAGCGCAACAAGACGCTTTGCTTCGGCTTCGTCTACCTCGCAGGTGCCGCCGCGCTCAATGAGCTTCGGCATGGCGTCTTTGGTCTTACGCCAGCCGTAGGAACCGCTGATAATTTCAACTTTCATGCCGTACTCCTTTCACGCGCCGTTCAGGACACGACGTCCGCCGCGTAGATATACGGGCAATCATCTTTCGGTGCAGCCAGCGGACGGGCAGCAAGGCGCAGCTTGCGCTTATCGCCGGGCTGATCGAGAACAAACTTCGGCACACGCTTTGCCGCGTAGGTGGCAAAGTCAGTCGAGCCGTAGTCGATCTGGGTGATCTGACCGTACATCATGTGACCGCAGCCGGGAGCTGTGACCATCGCGGAGGTCGCGGGGAAATACCGCTGCTCCGCACCGCTGTCATCAACGTAGGTTTCATCGACGCAGATCACATTAAGCCGGAAACCGCCGAAGTTCAGCGTACCCATGTAGACAACGCCGTCATAAGCACTGAGCTGCTGGTCGATCGTGCCGATGATGATGCCGCTGTTGCGGTCGAGCAGGGTCTTGACGTCCTCTAGGCCGAGAATCGCGTCGGCAACATCGGAGCCGATTACGAGATCGGCTGCGTGAAGACCACGTTTGGAGAGCTTGCGGCACATATTTTTCACGTCGCCGAAGAAGGCTTTGCCCTTCTCATTCGTTGCGTTCCACTTGGTGCTGACAGTGTAGGTGTGATCGCTCACCGTGTCGTAGAACTGCACGTACAGCTTCTCACCCTCAGTCTTGTCATCGATGTAAGACTGCATCGTGCAGGCGTTGTTGATCATGGTCTGAACGGCCATCCATTCCTCGCGGCGGGTGATGCGGATGTCCATGTCAGCCAGATCGTCACGCTGCAGACGGGCGGCACGCTGTGCCGGGGTGCTGTTGGCGTAGATTGCTTCGCCGAAGCCGCGCTTGCGCAGATCGTCCAGCGTCAGCAGGCGGGAGGGTGCGATGAACGCAGGCTGGTATTCGTGGATCGCGTAGCCCCGGCGTTCCATCGGAATGTCACCGGCGCGGTCGGACACGAACGCCGCCATTTTGCGGTCACCCTTGCGGTACTCGGTCAGCACCTTATCCGACGCAAAGATGTCACCGTCGCCGGTCGGGAAGTAGCGATCCTTGAAGAACGTCTGCCGAGGCACGATTTCTTCAGTAATCGCCATCAGGATATAGGTATCAAAGAAGTTCAGTTCTGCACTCATAGTTGACTCCCTCCTTAGTTGGCAGCAGCAGCGTCCTTGAAGACGATGCCGCGCATACGCAGATTGTCCTTGTCGGTCTGAGAAATGGTATAGCTTTCGGCTACAATCACCTTGTCGGGGTCGAAGCAGCCGGCGGTGTAGACCGCAACATTTTCGTCGGCAGCAGTGCCAACCTCAACGTCATCGCAGAGGACGCAGTCCGGCGTCAGTGTTTCGTTGTTTGCAGCAGTGGAGCCGAGGATCACCAGCTTGCCGTCACCGGCTGTGCCATAGGATTTGGCAAGGATCGTGCCGCGCTTGAGCGTGACCGCAGAAGTGGTCTGCTTGCGGATGATGCCGCCGCGTACCTGCACGGCAGGCACAACGTCTGTGAACAGACCGTCAAATTCCATCTCGCCGAGCTTCTTACTCAGATTGGTCATAGCTTAGTCCTCCTTCTTCTTGCCGAACAGAGCGGCGACGTTGGCTCTTGCCGCAGCCATCCGAGCTTCCGGCGTCTGGTCTTTCTCATCGGTTTCTTCTTCCTCTTCGGGCGGCGGGGTTGCGCCGACATCCTCTGTGCCGGATTCTCCGGCGTCATCCTTGAGGTCGGACAGGAATTTCTTGCCCTGCTTGGCAGCAGCTTTCGCCGCATCCATCAGCAGCTCGGCGGCGGTACGGGGCTTGTCGCCGTACTTCGCTTCCTGTACAGCTGCATCGTCGAGCAGCCCTGCAATCTCGTCGATGCTCTGCATGCGTTCCCGCTCTGCCTGCACCGCCGCATTCACCGCTTCGGTATGATCGACAGCGGCCCGAGCAGCAGCCTCCGCCTGAGCGATTTCGTCCGGGTATTTTGCCCGAAGCTCTTCCAGTGTCATAGAGTTTCCTCCTTCTGCGCCGGGATCTTCCGGCTTGTTTTTATTCGTCTTAACCGGGGCCGCTGCCTCGGGATCGACCGTAGGAATGCTGTCCGGGGCAAACATGCCCGGAGCAAGATGGAACTGCTTGCCGCGCACGAACAGGCTGCGCCCGTCTGCACTGGCAGCAATATTTGTAGGCTCTGCGTCCTCAATCAGTTCGTCAGCAAAGCCCTTTTCGATGGCCTCACGGCCTGTCATGTAGGTTGTATCTGCCATCATGTGCATGATGACCGTTTCAGAAAGCCCGGTTTTTCGCTTGTAGACCTCGGACTGCATCTTATCCCATGCGTCCTGCTGCGTAGCCTGCTCCCGCAGCTCATCGGCGTTGTACCCGCCCCAAAGGAACTGCCAGCATTTGTGAATCATAATAATGCTGGACGGATTGACCTTGACCGTATCGCAGGCACACATGATGATGCTGCCGCCCGACATGGCTACGCCGTCCACAATACAGGTGAGCTTTGCGCCGCTTCGGGAGAGCTCCCGCAGGCGGTTATGAATCATGTTCGACGCTCCGGCGTCGCCGCCGTAGCTGTTCATGCGGATGGTGATGTTCTTACAGGAAGAAATCTGCTTGAGATCGTCCAGGAACTCGCTGAGCAGGATATATTGTCCTTCAATAGGCTCGCCCCACCAGTTCGTCGGCTGCTGCTCGTAAATGTCGCCATACATGGTGATCTCGGCCGAGCTTCCGGTTTCGTCCGTAGTTGCCATGGCGTAGACCTTTTTACTAATCGAAACGACCGGGGCATTTTTCGTTTTCATACCCGCTTCCTCCTTCATTCTTCGCCGCCTGCTGGCGGCGTGTTTTCTGCTGCAGTCTGCGCAGTTCCGCTCGCTGTGAGCAGCTCGTTTTCGCGCGCAAGCTGATCGACGTTTTCCTCCCAGTCTCCGCCAGACATTTCGCGTGTGACCTGATCGTGCGTCTTGATTGCGTGATTTGTCAGCATCAGGGCTGCTTCTGCCTCCTTCTTTGGGTCGAGAGAGCCCTGAACAGGTCCAATCCAGCGAGCGCCGCACCACGCCTCGCGAAGGAGCGGATCTGTGTAGAAGCCGGGCGCTTTGATGCGTCCGAGCGCGACAGCTTCTGCGAGGAACAGCTCATAAATCGGCTGGCAGAAATCAGTCACGAACCAAGAACGCCGCATTTTGAACGCTTCCCACGCTTCGAGCAGTGCGCCCCGGCTGGCAGAATAGGAGCTGTTGAACTCCTTGATAAGCACGTCATAGGGCAACTCCAGAGCGGAGCCGACCAACCTGCAGACCGTCTTTACGAACGTTTCAAAGCCAGCCGTTGGAATGTTCGGGCTTCCAAAGCTGACCTTTTCACCGGGCGCAAGGTGCGTCACTGTGCCCGGCCCCATTTCATACTCGTTGGGGTCCTCGGAAATGTTGTTCGCACCGGAGCCGTCGGGATTGCCGGTCGGAACGCCGGCAATGTCGCCCGCGCCGACCTCGTTGAACGGCGTGCCGGACTGGTCTGTTTCCGTTTCAACCCACGCCGTGAAAAAGCTCTGCACCAGCGCCGCCATCAGCTCTGATTCCGTGTAGCGGCGAAGCTGCAGCAGCGGCTCAATGACCTGCGCCAGATAGGGAACGCCTCGGTACTGATCGGGTCGCTCGGAATCCATAATGTGCAGGATGTTCGGCAGATCTGTACGCGCACCGTAGGCTGTGACGCGCGTCCATTTCTGCTTTTCCGTCGTGATCTGGTGCGGGTAGGTGTTGCTGACGTAGTATGCAACGACGCGGCCGCTGCTGTCCACCTCTACGCCGTCGAAAACACGGTTTCCAGCGCCGGGCTTGCCATCCGGCACAACCGCGTCGATGAAGCTGCCGGAAGCATAGCCGCCGCTGAAATCAGACGGCGTAGAGATCCTGTCCGCCTCGATGATGTGCAGCCGCATCGTGTAAGGGTTCAGCGTTGTAGCTGGATACCGCTTGATGAGAGCAAAGACATCGCCGGACATGAGCCACGATTTCAGGGCAAGCTGCTGCAGGGCTTCAAAATTATTCAGCCCGAGCGCGTCGCAGTTCTGCTTTTTGCCGCCCCATAGCCGGAACTCCATTTCCGTTTTGTGTTGCCACTGCTTTGCCGCTTCCGGCGTCAGACTGAGCAAATCGCGGTCGATGGTTGATTTCAGGCTCAAGCCCGTACCGACAACCTTTGTTCGATTGGTGTTGATTGCACTCGTTGCCACGGGCGACGCCATATAAAGCATTCTCGACCGCTGGCGCAGCGTGGCATTGTTGCGGTTAATATCCTCGTTGGGCGAACCGCTGTCCGGGGTAAATCCCTTGAGCGCGCGCCGGGTGACGCTCGCGCCGGCTTCGCTATAGCCCTTGGCATACGGAGCAGCGCTCCGGCTGTGATTTCTCTTGCTCAATGCTTTCGCCTCCTGTGAAATAGAAAACGGACACTCTGGCGGCGAAAGGAGAAAACTCCGCCAGAGCGCCCGTGCAAAAGCCCTTCCGGGCGAATTGCTGTTATCATTTTCGTGACCTCACGAAAAAGGTCACCAATCGCGGGGAATCACGCCAAATGCTTTGCGGCGTTTGCCGCCGTTCAGCTCCGAGGTCAGTTGATCGATCTCGTTCTCCATCTGCGTGATTTCCTCGGACAGCGCCGGAAGATCAAATCGAGTGAGCTGCCGGTCGTCGATCATATAGGACTTCACGCCGCCCTCAACCAGCGCCGTATAGGCGTCGTAGAGCCTTTCCAGCGACTTTTCGCGGAACGCCAGCCGCTTTTCAATGATAGTTCTGCTTGCCATAGAACACGCTCCTTACCAATCGTCGTAGTATTTTTGCCTGCTGCGCTGTGCTGTCCGGCGTGTCGGCGGCGTGATGCTTGCCGATGGCGGGGCAGGAATACGAGCGCCGGAAGCTGCTTTCAGTTGGCGGTCAATTTCATCAAGATTCTTTGGCAGAGCCTTGAACGCAGCCAGCGCGTAGTTCCGGCAGTCCAGCGCCTCGTTTCGCTCGTGACCGGGGATCTTCTTCCACTGCCACGGCTGCTTCTTGTTCGGGTCATAGACCTTCGTTTCAGACAGCAGCCCTGTAAAATAGGCGCTGCCATAATCGTCGCGTTTCGGGAAATGACAGTATTTTTGCCCGGGTGTCTGCACACGCAGGTTGTCCATGATAATCTCCTTCCCGGAATCAACGCCAAGCTGATATTGCCAGCAGGTGCCGACCGCGATCTGATTGACGATGATCTTCTGCTTTTTGGGCGGTGAAATATACGGCTTATCCTGTCCGGGCATGCCCTTGATGCAGAATACCTTCTTGCTGACTCTGGCGCGGCAATTCAGGCGGACGCTCTGCGTGAAGTGACCGCCCTCATCGACAAAGGACATGGACACGCGCAAGCCGACGCCGTTTTCAAAGCGTAAAACACGGTCAAACACCACTTCGTCGAGCTTATCCCATGTTGTATCATCGTCCGGGCGTCCCATGACAATGCCTTTTTCAATGCCCCATGTTTCGCCGAAGTGACCGTGACCGACGATCTCATATTCCATGCGGTCATCCTGCGTATCGACGCCAGCCGTCAAAACGAGGACGCCCGGCGGCAGCTCGACCGGCTCACCGTTTTCATCCTTGCCGTAGTCCTCACGGCGTGCAAGCAGGGAATCTTCGTCTTCAATATCACCGCGATCCTCCCACGTCTCACCGAAGCAGGTGTTGTAAACAACCTGCATCTTCTTCGTGCTTCCGAGCGCGTTGAGGTATTTCAGGACAATGGATTCCCACGATGCCCACTGGCTGACAAAGGCGTTGAGCCAGAAAGACCGCGTTCCCTGTCCGTAGGCTTCCGGGTTCTCGGCAATCCATTTTGCCGGAGCACGCTTCATTTCCGCTTCCGTGGAAACACAGCCGCAGCCGGGGCAGGTGTAGTACACCTTTTTTACCTTAAAGGTCTTTTTGTGAGAAACGATGATTTCATCATGCTCAAAACGAATGTCCGACCAGCGGATTTCGTGATACTCTCCGCAGTGCGGACAGCGGGAGTTCCAGCGTTCCATCGTGCCAGTGTAGTAGGCGGCTTCAATGGCGCTGGCGTTCTTGATTGTCGGAGTCGATACCTCGACAGCTTTTGCATTATAGAACGTGGTCTGACGTGCCATCGCCAGATCCCACGGATCGCCCTCATTACCGGCGCTTGTCGCCCATCGGTCGCGCTCGTCGCCGAATACATAGCGAATGGGCTTTGATGCCAGCGCGTGCGCCTCGGTCGAGCCGCACATTGTGAGGATGCCGCCCGGATAGGCTTTTTGGAGGATTGTGTTATGCGAATCACGGCTTTTCGGTGCGGCAATCTTTTGCCGCAGCGCCGGGCTGTCGCGCAGCATCGGCGCAATACGGAGTTTGGAATACTCCTGCGCGTCAATGGTCGTGGGATGCACGAACAGAATAGAGCCGGGGTCTTCGTCGATGATGTAGCCGATGCAGTTGTTCAGAAACTCGGACTTGCCGACCTGCGACGCAGCTACCATGATGATGTGCCGCACCTTTGGGTCTGTAAAAGCGTCCATCGGCTCGCGCAGATAAGGCGTGCGCTCTGTGCGCCAAGGTCCGGGCTCGGCTGCGCTTTCAGCTGAAAGGCGGCGCTTGGCTTCTGCCCACTGGGATACCGTGAGATCGTCTGGCGGCGTCATGCCGGACAGAGCCTTTCGCATGGCTCTATTCAGACGTGCCGCTCCGCGTCGTCTGGCTTGGCGTTCGGCTTCGGCTTTTTTCAGCGCATCAGTCGATGCCTCATTCTTCGTCATAGCTGCGCCCCGCATTACTCCAGTCGCGCCGCTCGTTCACCTTTTCCGCATATTTTTCAGGGTCATAGTGATACGCTGCCAGCTCCCGCATGACCTTATGGACTTCCTTGCGGATGATCTCCGCGGCTTCGGCGGGGCTTTGCGCGGCGGTGACGTCAACGGACAGCCGTCCCGGAAGCGACAGCAGCGCGCCGCGGATGGTGTAGATCAGGTCTTCCGTGAAGCCCTCCACATCTTCCGAGCGGTGCAGCTTTCCTTTCAGCTCCTCGACCTCCATTTTTGCAAGCTGGGCTTTGGATAACTTGAGCTGTGCTTCAGACTGCCGTTTTGCTGTTTCCAGCTTCTGCTCGGCTTCGCTGATCTGCGGCTTGGAAAGGAAATTGATATATCGCTGAACAGCGTCGCCGAGCTGGAAGTAGCCGCGCCTGACGGGAATAATCGTGCCGTCCTGCGCCATCTGCTGCACCCGCCGTGCTGTCACGCCGAGGATCGTGGCAAGCTCTGTCGTGCTGACTTCCGCCTCAGCATCAATCTTGAGTCTCGTTTCAGCCATATAGCAAGCTCCTTTCGCTTTTTTTCGAGGGGGCTCAGCGGAATTTCACCGCAGCACCCGTGCTGCACGGGCGTGACCCTTACCCCGATGTGGTCATATGAACTTAGGAGGTCAGCGCGGTATGCCTCACCCGCGCTGTGGTATGAAAAATGCGCGGTATCCGCGTCGATACCTGCGCACATTCCAGCGGTAATCGTAACGAAATTACCAAAAAAACGTAGAACTAACTAGGCGAAATTTGGGGTCGTCGACCCCGCAACAGATAGGGGGCGGGCGTCACAGTACCTTTTCAGCGACCGAAACGATCACGACGCATAACGCCTTGCCACCCAGCAAACTTATCGCGAGTGACAACGTCCTTCTCGCAGGGCTTTTTGCAGCCTTTACGCCCTCGATGGCAAATGCACACCGTCTTTCCGTTGACGATCTGCACCCAAACAGGAATCTTCTCTTGTTCTTGCATCGCTTCTCGCCTCGAATCTATGATAACTGAATTATGGAATTGGCTGTGTACCCACCCATCCATTGTGAATCATTACCGGGGGCTACGCTTGCTCAACGACAAAAACTGCATCGCCCTCCTTTATGAACATAACGTGGCCGCAGTGCTCGCAAACAACCTTGGCATATTTGGGCGGCTTTTCAGCCACACTCAGAGCGGTTGCCTTTGCCTTGTCCACCTGCTCCTGCGTGGTGATTGCAACATTCTGTGCTTCCTCCTTTGCGGCGTTATCCAGATAGGCTTGGTATCTGGCACGACGATCCTCTTCGGATTCACCGACCACCCCATCATCGAAAAGGGCATCGGCATCAAAGTCATCGCTGGGAGCTGGGAAACCAAGGGTCTCAAGGTCAAAATCAAAGTCAAGGTTGAGCATGTCGATCTCGTGGAGCAGTTCATCGTTGATCCACTCCGAGAACTCAGAAATACGGTTGTCTGCCAGGCGGTCGAGCTTGATCGTTTCTTCGTCTGCGTCTGTCACGACACATGGCACTTCCTCCATGCCGAGCCGAATGGCAGCAGCATATCGGGCGTGACCTTTGACAATAACGCCGTTGCGGTCGATGACAAGCGGCACATTGAAGCCGACCTTTGGGATGATCTCAACGAGCAGGTTGACGGTCTTATCGTTCTTCCGGGGATTGCGGACATATGGCTTGATCTCGGAAATCTTCTTCATCACGATCTGATTAACAATCTCCATCAGTGCCAGCCTCCTTTCGATACTTCTGAAGCTGACGCGCCTGATTCTCGGAGATTGCAGCGCGTGTGAATGAATTGTTTTCGTAGAGCTTCGCATAGCCGGTGATGTGCTTGAGGCGCACCAGCTCTTCCGGCTCTAAGCCAAGCTCATTGCAGACCTGCAGATCGCTCGCGCCGTTCATCAGCATTTCCATAACGATATTTGACATACCGTTGATGGAGTGCTTGCCTCTGGCGCGGTTGTGCCGGACTGTCGAAGCCATGAGGTCGTTCATGGTCTTGCCGTGGAGTACGACGCAGGGCAGCTTCCCCTCGCACGATGCGTAGATGTCCTTGAATCTGCGCATGATGCTGTATCGATGGAAGCCGTCGACAATAACGTAGCGGTCTTTCTTTTCGTCGTAGATGGTAACGACGGGCTGCGTGTAGCCATCCGCTTTGACGGAGCGATAAAGCAGCTTCATCTCCTGCGTGGCTACGCTGTTGGGGTTGTAGTCGTTTGCGTGGACCTTTTCAATGGGTATCCACTCGACGCTATGAATGGGCTGATCTGAAATCATTTCTTGCTGCCCATATATTGCTCAAACTGCGCGGCGTCGCGCTTGCGGTAGGTAGGCGCCTTTTCCCGGATACGGAAGCGGGAGCGGGCATTTGCGTTGTTCGTGCCGTCAATATCGTTCAGGACGATCTCTTTGACATGGACGCGATACCATTCGTCGCCGGTTTGATTCTTCCAGCGGTTACGGAATAGCTCATGGTATTCCGGCTTTACGATATTGACAAGCAGATAATCGCGGTATTCCTGCCACGAACGGAACGCAAAGGGGAGCTGGCGCGGGATGATGTCGCCGCTGTCAAAGGTATGGGCGAATGTACCGACGCCAGATACGCGACGGATGAACTTGTTGTAGGTGTCCGGCTCAAACTCCTGCAGCATTTCAATCGAGTGCCAGGCGGTTTCGTGGATGAGCGCCGAAACACGCATCGCCTCCTTCGCCAAGCCCCACTGGTATTGCAGATCATAGACGCGATTGTATCCCCAGTGATTCTTTGCGATGGCTGTCCAAATATCATCATTGGTGAAATCATAGATCGGCCAAAACACCTGACATTTGCCGACCTTCTTCTTGCACCATGTGACACCCTTGTACCGCGCTTCATGCTGCGTGATGGCAACACGCCGGTTCAGGCTTTCCGTCATGCGCATTCCCACCAGCACGGCGCAGTTTTCAGAATCGGTGCAGTAGGATGGGAGCGCGTTGACAAGCTCATGGAACCGGTTTTCGCCGCTGGGATTTTCCTTGATGGAGAGCGGGTGCTGCTGGTGAATCCAGATCGCTTTGTCCTCCGGATTCCAAACACTGATAAAATTCTTCTCCGGGGAGAGTGTGTTTGTGAACTCAAAGGGAATCTGATACCAATACGGCGTGACTTCCGGCAGCTCCATGATGTGCTGCATATAGTCCACCGTCGCTTGCCACTCGGCTTCCTGATCGAGCCAGAATACCTTGAGCGGCAGACGCCCGCGCTCCTGCGCAACCATAAGCGCCATGCGGAAAAGAACTGTACTGTCCTTGCCGCCGGACATGCTGACGATCACATCGTCGTGGCCGTCGAAGATCATCCGCAGCCGTTCCAATGCTTCGTCGAATACGTTGTTTTGCAAGTAGATCATTGCTGCTGACCCCGCGCCGCTCATGTGAGCAACATAGGGTTTCCTCCTTTTTTCGATGTACCCGCAGCCGGCAGCGTTGGCGATACGCCGCAGGTCCGAGCCATCCTCCACGCAAGGAGCATCGTGGAGGCAAGCCCTCCTTCCGAATAAAATGAGCAGCGCCCCCGATCAGGAGCGCCGCCCGGCTTGATTTGGAATTTTACAGTTTACATGAAATCACATCTTAGGGGTGATTGCAAGCGTCACAGCGCGTCAGCGCGCGTCATGGCGGGGCAAGTTCCGAGGAAGCGATAACATATGGACTTCACACCATCCTCGGAATTTCGCCCACCAAGCACACTTGCAACTACCTTCCACGGCATACCTCGGATGAAACGCAGCCGGAATACAAGGCGTGTGGTGTTATCCTCGATTCCGGCGATCCAGGCAGCGATCGTTTCCTCGCTTCTGGCAATCTGTTCTTTCAGCGCGTCGCGCTGCGTCTCCATGTCCGCGATCTCCGCGCCGAGGACGCCGACCTTGTCATTGACGCCGGAGGCGTGCGGCATTCCATCCAGCTTCTGTGCCCCGGGAACGGCAGCATTCCACAAGCCCTGAATCAATTCTTCTGTTTTCTGAAGCTGCTGGACAAGATCAAGATGCCCATTCAGTTCCGCCAGAGTCATGTGTGCCGCCCCTTCCCATCATCATTTAGCCTTTTTCCAAGCCCGGATTGCGGTTTTCTTTGTGCCTTTCGGTGTACCCGCTCTACCGCAATTATAACACCTGACGCAAAACATGGGCGGTGTTCTTGAACGCAGATATACTTCCTCGATCTTGCAGCGACTGTCTGCACCGCAAAATCGGCAGGTCAATTCATCGGTTCTCGGCATAGCGTCACCTCCCAGTCAAAGACTTGCCAAAAGAGAAAAGAGCTTTGGCGAGAACGTCCGCAGAAGCACCATAATTGTAAAAGCAGCTTGAGAGCCGGTCAAATGCATCGCAGATTCTCTCACAACGCAGATATGCGTTATATGCTTGGAAATTGCTGTCGCCGGGTGCCTTGTTCCGCATAAGTCCGTTTGCATGATTTCGGCTATACCCGCGAGCCATCAGCAGCTTAACTGCGCGTTTTCTTGTCATGTGTCTCTTTCCTTCCTGATAAATTTCACGCCACAGTTCCAGCAGAAATTATCGCGAAAACCGTTGACTTTGCTTCTGCAAATCGGGCAGCGGTGCGCTGATATAATTTCTCCCTTGAGGGCAGGCTCGTTGGAATCGCCAGTGTAAATATTGCAAGGGTAACGTACCAGACGGACACCCTCACCATAGGGAAGTCCGAGCAACCTTGACACTGGAATGCTTAATGCTTCTGCGAATCGTTCAATCGTGACTGGCTTTGGATTTCGCGCGTAGCTGGATGTGCTTTCATACTGTGCGATCATTGAGCCAGAAACGCCAATCCTCGCACCAAGTTCAGCTTGTGTCAATCCAGCTTCCTCACGTGCAGCACGGAGCCGTGCAGCAAACTGAGTATCATTCATTGCTCCTCACAGCCTCCTTTTCACGTTCCATACGTTTCTGTTCCATACGTTCCAGCCGATCATCGCTTGCGACAGTCCATTTCCGACGTTCTGCCGCTTTCGGGCGGCGCAGGAAATCAGCTCTGGCATTCGAGGTGTAGGCGGCTGGCATACCCAGCTTTTTCGGCTTAGACATTTTTCTGTTCCTCCAAAGCCCGCTCGGCTTCTTCTAAGCTGAGAAACATGGTTTTGCCAAGCTCGCTTGCCAAAAAGCCATTCGTCTCGCCCCGGTAGTTTTTTGCGGATATGATTATGGTGCGAAGTGTATCTTGGAGGTAAAAAGCTATCAGGGTAATGGTTTTTGGATAGATCTTTCCATTTTCAAGGCAGTACAGCGTATCGCCGTATTTGCAGGGAGGCAGCATCACAACGCGCCCCTCATCATCAGCCGCCATTAGCTTTCTGATTCGCTCGGCTTTCGACGTATCATCCGCGAAAGCGGATTCTATAATGGTTTTGGCTTTCACCACCTGCTCCGGTGTCAGCCCCGTAGCTTCGTAAGAAGCCAGACGAGCCAACGCAACCTCATATCCGCGGCGGCACATAATCCGTCCGTCATTGTCGTACCATGTGAGCTTATCCATTCTGCTTCCTCCTGAACTGTCTAGCATAGGGGCAGGTTGCCCAATGCGGCACATAGCCCACGCCGGTTGCTTTGGCAGGGTCTTCCGTGTATTCGCACGAAAGCACTTGCCCGTTTGGGGTGACAATTTTCTTGCTGCCGACGCGCGGCTTTTCGATGTAGTAGCGCGGGGTAGCATCGCAGGGGATGGATTTCCCGGCTGGCGTCGTAATCCAGACGAGCGCAGCCATGCACGCTTTACAAGCGGCCATTGTTTTCATCCTCCATTTCGTATTGTTCGATATGAGCATCAGGTGATCTTGGCGAAACGATGATGTTGCCAAACTCATCGGCACCACAGAAAAGCGCCCATTTCGGCAAGCCGGTTTCTCGGCTAACTGCCACCAAAAGATCTTCGAGTTTCTGCTTACCCTCTGGTGTATTGAGAAAGCGCATAACCTTTTTCATCCGCAATTCGAAGATAAGCTCCCGAACCCCTATGTAGGTGAAGATGAGCAGAGATGCAAGAGCCAAGCCAAGCCCTATGCCACCGATTCCGAGCAAAAGCGTCTTAATCATAATGCGGCACCTCCTTCCACATAGCGCCAGCTTTGTGGTGGACGTTTCAAGCCAGCTTCCGCAAGTTCACACGGTTCATCGTAAATCTGCTTTTTGGAGATGTGCCAGCCATACAGCTTTTCACCGCGCCCATAGTCCCACAAAGCACCGTTTTCAAGGCATGTCTGCAACACATAGTCATCATCTATGTCATAGATGCCGTATGGCTCGGTCGTTGGAACAATCGCGTCAATCCGGTCGCAGACAAACGAGGCGAACACCTTGCTGCTCCATTCGTCGATTGCGCCGCCCGTTTGTGCGTGCAGTTTCACATACAGTTTCAGCGGCAGTGCCTTTACACTGGTGCAGTAGATGCAAACAAGGAATGGCGGCTCCAGCTTCGGGCGCGTTCTGCGTACCTCAATGGTCTTTTCACCGCTGGCAATCTTTGCGCACCATTCGGGATTGATGCTGATTAAAACAGCTTTCATGCCTTTTCTCCTTCCTCCGGTTCTTCCGGCAAGCCGCGCCATTCCCAGTTGCTTCGTCCAAGGCTGCAACTCCCACACTTGCAATTTTTCTTTTTTGTGCAATCGCAGCACGTAAGCAGCAGCGACTCTTGATGGTCACGGCGGTGGTTGCAGCAGTGTCTGCATGCGGAACATCCGGCAAATATCTTCAGATCTACAATTGCCGCGTCCCTCTCGGCTTCTGCCTCCGCCTGCTTTCTCTGGGCGAGGGCAATAACCATGCCCTTCCACTCAAGTTCTTTGCGCAGGTCTGCGTTCTCGGCGGTCAAGCGCTCGATCGCATCCGCTGCATCAGAAATGATCTGGTACACCTTGCACGATGCCCACCCGCACAGCTTTTGCCATTCTTCAAGATTCTCCGTTGCCCAATACGGGCATTTCTTACATCCTTCGTTCGTTGGTTTCTCATATCTAGCCCGACACCGCAGCGCCTGCACGATCTCTTTCAGTTTCATACCTTTGCCCATCCTTTCGCGGCGGCAAGATCATCCAGATCTGCCTGTGCTTCATCGAACGTATTTCGCCACGGAAGGTGCGAATAGCCGTGCCAGCCGCTTGTGCTGTTCCTGTCCGGGCGCAGAAACTTGGCTTTGTATGTGTTCTGCCCGATGCCGGACTGGACTTTGTAGCGCCAGCCGCGCTTGTCGATGTATTCGTTCGCTGGGAGCGTTCGCCCATCGCTGGAAACGTTCTTGCGTTTCAGACCATCAGCACCGTCCGTCAAAGGGAGTGTGCGGCGGCGTTCGATCTCCGCCCGATAATTCCCACAACGCTTGCAGTCATCGGTGACGGTGCGGTGGGTGGCACAGCCACCCAGAACGCACATTTCGGTCAAAACATCACTCATCATCGGAATCCTCCGAATCGTCCTCTGGCGCGCCATACTCTGCAAAGAGGCGGTGCGTACCATCTGCCATAGCTTCTTCATCGTCCGATTTTTCATAGCCGAGCACTTCCAGGACATCATAGACGCGGTCGAGTTGCGAGTTTTCACAGAGGACGTACTGATGTTCTCCCATGTTCCATTGACTGTCGTAGTAGCTCTCATCGTTGGCATCAATCGCAGAATAACAGGCACAGAAGATCAGCTTTTCCGGCTGGGCTTCCGCCGCGCTGCGGACAAAGCCCATATCGCAGAAATCTTCGTTTTCATCGTCTGGCGAAAGTCTCATGCCAAGGAGCTGGGCACAGAGCCGAGGGTTGATGGAATTGCAGTAGCCACCGTCGATTGACTCTGTCGTTGCCACGCAGAACAAGGCGATTTCCTTCATGTGCTGTTTGAATACGCTGTTCGGAAGCTCTTTGATGAAATCCTTGCGCAGTTCAAAATGGGCCTCCGCGGCTTCCGCAAATTCATTTTCGGCCTGTTCGTCTCTGCGGCGCCGTTCCTCGCGGGCTTCGGCTTCCGGGTCTGGTTGCTGCAATTCCTGACGTTCCTTGTAAAGTGTGATTCCGGTGGAATCCTTCCTGTAAAAGTATCGAACGTCACTTGCGTCTTCTGGTACGGTCATTTCTTTTTTCAGATCCCAGCGGTTATAGCCTGAGAAATAGGCCATGTCAACTTTTTGCCCATTGAACTCGCCAGTTTTTTCGATATGGTATGCGAATGCATCTGCACATTCCTCCCATTCGGCGAATTTTTTCTGATTTCCTGCTCTGAAATCAGGCTTTTCAGAACGCTGTTGAAGTTTGCCGTGCCAATAGCGTCAAGTGCCTTGTTCTTATCCTCGGGGCTGTCCAGCTTGTCAAGCTCCAGATAATCGTTGAGCGTCGCACCGCGGGATTCAGCTTTCTGGAATTTCTGCCGGTCGAGGTCAAGCAGTTTTACACGGCGGCGAATGGTGGTTTGAGAGAAGCCAGATTTTTCGGCGATTTCAGCTACGGAATCGCCCATGTTGAGCATCATCTGGAATCCCTGCGCCTGCTCGTATGTAGTGAGGTCGCTGCGCTGCATATTTTCAACAAGCATGGTCTGCAGCTGCTCCCGCTCAGACATTTCGACCACAATGCAGGGCAATTCGGTCAGACCAGCGATCTTCGCGGCGGCATAGCGGCGGTGACCGATGATGATGGTGTATTCCGTATCGGGGTTGTCCGGTTCATCCGGAACGACCGTCAGGTTCTGCAGAACGCCGCTGGCTTTGATGCTTGCGGCAAGCTCCGACAGATCACCGAGATCCTTGCGCGGATTGTCAGAGTGTGGGAAAAGACGGTCAATTGCGATATTTACGATTTGAGGCATTTGTGAATCTCCTTTCAGTTCAGGGGCGCGTTTGCGCTCCGTTTACGCGGCACCAATGCCGCTGCGCTTTTTTCTTCCGCGCCAGCCGGCAGGTTGGGCAGAATGTATTTTCTTTGCGCTCGATGAAAGAACGACCGCAGCGAGCGCAGTGCTGCGGCGGGATTCTGCGGAACTCAGTGCATTCGTCGCAGTTTTCACAGCGGTCACACCCTTTGATTTCATCCCAGCTTACGCATAACAGCCGCTGCCAGTATGGATTATCGTCAATGTCGTTGATGCGCTTGCGGAGCACTGAGCAGAGCATTTCAAGTGTTTGCACGGTTTCTGTTCGCGTTCTGGACAGGTGTACCGCCTGCTTTACGGTCGGGTCTGGCGCGCCATAACCCCAAGGCTGATCTTTGAGCATGGCGCGTACTTTGTCCTGATTCTCGGTCAGATAGACGAAATAAACTTTCCCACGCACGGCTTTTTCGGATTTGCCGAGTGCCTTGCCAATGGCGGTGTAGCTGTCGCCTTTTCGAATTCCGTCTGCCAGCACATCGAAGTCGGTCTGTGTCCAAGCTGCGGATGAACCATGATTGTCGGCTTTGACCGGCCGCTCTTTCAGGCCGAGGTCGTTGCATCGGCGCTGGATCGCGCCGGCCGAGCGACGCAGCATATCGGAAAGCTCAGCGTATCCGTACCGATGCTGCTGAAGCAGCATTTTCAGCCGCGCGTCTTCATCGGGTGTCCATGGGTCTTTCCGCTGGATGGCAAATGCCTGAAAGTCCTTCTTGCGCTGCTCGGCTACCCATGCAGGCTCCTCGCCCAGCGCCAACGGCTCCATTTTGGAAAAATCAATGAACGAGCGGTGCTGTTCTGCCCATTTCCAAAACTCATTGAGCCGAATGACACGAAAACTGTTCTGATTGACGCGCTTTGTGTGAATCGGGAGGCCACGGTTCTCAACCCAGCTTTTCAGCTTATAGTTCCCACCGGCATTGCTGCCGCAAACGGCGATTATAAGCTGATTCATGGATATGTAGTCGCCGCCGAACAGAACCGGGCCAAGTCCCAGTCTGTTTTTCCGTACGATGACAGCCTCAACGGAGCGGTTAAGACGCTTCGCAATCGCGGGGATTGACATGACACCCCATTGATCTTGGAGGAATTGTTCTTCTGCTTTTGTCCATCCTGCGTGATAGCTTTGCAGTCCGAGCGAACGCCTCTTTTGTCGTACAGACCCTTCCGTCCGGCCAAGCGCTGCGGCAATAGCCGCTGCCGGCTGTGAGCGACTATGCTCGCGGAGATATTGAAGTTGATCGTCCGTCCATTTTCCCATGTGTCAGGCGATTCCTCCTTTCTGTCAGAATAGTGTGAGCTGCCCGGTTTTCGTTTCCTGCAAGGGCAAGGGCGGCAGCGCGGCAGACGATTTTAACTTGCCGGTAACTTGCTCGGCGGGCTTTTCGTCTGTCTGAAGCAGTAAATCCATCTGCGCCCAAATGCGGCGGTAGTGCCAGATGTCGCGGAAATAAAACGGGGTGTACCATATGTTCTGGTCTGGCCGGGGGATAAGCCCCCGGCGGTCAAGTGCTGTTGAGGGATGAAGAAGCGTGTCGCCAATCACGACGTACCCGGCGCAGCCCATGAGCGATAGCTGCAGGTAGCACATCAGACCAACGATGTAGTCAATGTCCTGTGCTACAAAAAGCACAGAGGTCTGATAGTTGATTTTCTGCCGCGTACAGGCGTTTGCAAACGCCACCAGCAACGCTCCTGCACCGCAGGCACAATCGTTGACGGAGATCCAGCCGTCCCGCTCTACACGCGCTTGGAGGTCTGTGCCGGTGATCTCGGCCATCATACGGCAGACATTATAGGGCGTGAAAAACTGTCCAGCGTGGTCATTGCCCAGATCAAGCGCCATGTAAAGCTCACCGAGAAAGTCCTGGTCCGGGTTAAAATCCATACCAATCACGACCTCTTGGAGCATCTGCGAGAATTTGAGCATTTCTTCGGGCTTGTACTTTCCGGCAATCGTCATGTACGTCTTTTCGCGCTCAGCGGCTTGACTCCGGTCAACGGTATTTGAGATCGCGATTGCGGCGAGTGTTATGAAATCTTGCCAGATTTCCCAGCGTCCATATCGGCCGCAGAGGGAGTTGAAGATCTTTACAAACTCCGTCTGATGGGTGCTTTTCAGATTGTGCGGCACACTTCTTCCCATGGCTTATTCCTCCGTCTGCGCCGGTTCAGGCGGTACGATGGAACGCTTGGTGACCTTGCCTTTGGTGGACTCGACACCAGCATCGAAGCCGCGCCGGTAGATGCGATAGAGGTATTTCGTCAGGTCTTCACGGTTCATGTGCTTGATGGTTTTGTAATCATCCCGTTTGAGCAGAGGCGGGTTCTGATTATTCATCGTCTGAGCCCTCCACATCGTCCGGCTCGTCGGTAGGAAGGACTTCGCGCGGATTCGAGCCAGCGAACGGTCCGACAATGCCGTTTTCCTCCAGCAGCTCCATGATGCGGGCGGCGCGTGCATAGCCGACGTTCAGGCGGCGCTGCAGGAGAGAAACCGTCGCCTTGTTTTCCATGCGCACGATGCTGACAGCCTGATCGTAGAGGTCATCATCGGCGGCTCCAGAATTGTCGGCAGTATCGCCGAGTTCATCATCCACGTCCTTCAGCTCGTTTACGTCATCCATTTCAGCTTCTGCTTCCTCGTTGATGCCTTCCGCGTCTTCCTCGTATTCATCGTCTGCGGCTTCTTCCTCGCTGATGACTGGCATCATGCCAGCGGCAAGTGAGTGCTTTTCCAAGACGTCCTTGAAAAAATACTGTTGCCAGTAGGTGATCATCTTCGTCAGGATGGATTCCATCTTGGTGCGGAGCGTCTTGGAGATCGTGAACGTGCCGCCGCTGACGCGCGTTTCTAGTGCACCATCCTTGAAAATCCACATCATTTCAGCTTCGGGGCTGATATACCCGGCTTCCTCGACGTTTTCCAGCATAGAGAGCTGGGCGTCCATGCCCTGAATCGGGCGGATGATGAAGATGATAGGATAACGATCCTTGTGGAAGCGGTAGGTCAAATTGTGTTCTTCGCACAGTCCCTCCATCTTCTTTTTCTGCGCTTCATACATCGAAATTTCGCTCATGGGAATAACTCCTTTCTGTTGTCAGTCGAGCAGGAACAGCGTGCCATTCCACGCCGTGTTTACTCTGTAATTTTGCAAATCTTCTTCTTTTACGTACTTCCGGCCAAACAGATCTTTCATGCTTCGCCAGTCATCCCAGGGGATTTTGTAGACTTCGCCGGTTGAAAAGCCAGCAACAACGAAGCAGCGAGCGCCGAGCCGCTGGTGCCTGTCCATGTAGGACGCCTGAATGTCGAGCACGCGATCCTGCGTCAAACGGTCCGTGGACGTGAATTTGGCTTCAATCAGAATCGTCCGCCCGCCTTTGAGCGTACCCTTGTAGTCGACCTGCGCTTTCTTGGTGTAGCAAGCGAGGAAGCGACCGTTACCCTCCGGCTTGATAACCTTCATCGGCTCCGGCGTTTTTTCAATCAAGGCATACCCACGGTCGCGGTAATAATCAAAGGTGCTGTCAAGACGTTGCTCGAAATACTGTCCTTTCTGGCGGGCGATCTTGCCCAGAAGCTGTCTTTTCGGGTCTTTTGCCATAGCTGCCTCCTATCCCGCTCCGAAGTAGATGCCATCGCAGTAGATCACGTCGGAGCCCTGTTTGTATTCAGAACACCAGATGTAATCGCTCGTGAGGTCGCTGTGATGTCCCTCAAGGACGTCGGCTGCAATATCCCACGCCCGTTGCACGGCAGCAGCTTCGCCCGGTTCGCTTGCTTTGTCCGGCCAGACAATTCCGGTCACGGAGAGCAGCCCCCATTGTAAGCCGTACTTGTTGTCCATCAGAACGCCCTCAATGGTATCTGGATAGCGCGGGTCATTCACGCGGTTCAGGACAACGTCAGCCACACGGTAGCGGCACATATCGCAGCAGGAATCTCCACCGGCTTCCTGATAAATCACGATGGCAAGGCGCTCCCAATCCTCTTTGTCCTGGCACTCGAAGCCACCCTTTCCGCAAGGCTCGCTGTCTGCCTCTTGGGGAGGCTCTGGCGGGTCATATGTACGGGGAATATCGGCGGTTTCGTATTCAGCCGGCGCGTAAGCCTCGATCACCAAGCGGCTCTGGTAGGCAGCTTCGTCAAATTTCTGCGGGATTGCAGAGGAAGTCAGAGCCGGTTCTGCTTCCTGCTGCGGCATTGCGATTGCAAGAACCAGCGCGGCGAGCAGAACCAGCGCCGCCAGAAAAACAACCGTAGGCAGGTTGCGCCTTGCCCATCTTTTCATATCCTCATCCTCCATTCTCATTTCCATCACCAAGCGCGAACTGCTGCGCGACGCCGGCGATCATCTGCTTTATGTCTGACGGGAGCGCCATGTACTCTCGATCGCTCTTGATACGCACCGTGTAGGAACGCTGAAAGTTGGAAGCGACCACGCTTTGCACTGTTTCGGCGTTCATCATGCCCCATTCCCGAAGCTGCTGCGGCGAACCGACAAGCCGTTGAATCGTAGGTGGCAGACGGTCGTATTCTTCTTTCGCGTTGTAGCCGCTGTTTGCAATCGCCCGATAGACCAGCGTCCACGCTTCGGCAGCAGTCATTTCCTTTGGCATGCGCATTTTCGTGATCTGCTCTTTGACTTCGCCGATGTTCGGTGGAAACGTGTTTGTCCGTGAGGCGATCATGGCTTTTACTGCAACGGCAACGACCATGACGGGCTCATCCTTGAACATCTCAGCCCAGAGATCGACGATCTTGTTTGCCTCCTTGGGGCTAAGCCCGTTGTAGAACTGGGGATAGGCGGCTTTCAGAACTGCCAAAATGTCAGCTGTTTCAAGCCTGTCCATTTCTCATGCCCTCCGCGATGTCGGTAAACACATTGCCGCTGGAGCTACCACCCTGATAACGATACTGCCCACCCTTGTCCTGCTCCTTGGAAAGCCAAGCATTGATGAACCGGCGGATTCCTGATTTCGTCTTGCGCCGCTTGGGATTGTCGGTGCTCCAGCTTGACATCTTCCTGAGTTCCTGCATGACGTTGACAGCGGGGTACAGCTCACACCAGCGGTTGTAATCCTCGGGAAACACGTTGAAGAACGTCTTGTCATTGAGGATGATGCTGATGATCGGCGGCGCGGAGACGGCTTCCGGCTCTGCGCAAGAATCCTCCGTATTCTCTATATCTGCCTCTTTATCTAAGCTCTTATCTCTAATCTCTTTATCTCTATCTCTATTCTCTATCTCTATGGGGAAATTTTCCCCACCACTTTCCCCGGCAGTTCCATCGGAAAGCTCCGGATTCTGACCAGCTTTTGCCTTATTCAGGCGTTTCTTCTCGGCCCAGTCTGTTTCACTCCCAACAAGGTTGTTGTGGTCCGCAAGAACCAGAACGCCGTCAATGTCTTCACAAACAAGACCGAAAGATTTATAGAGATTGAGAGCCACGCGGATTGTGTCCGCAGAGAACCATTTGAGATCGCGCTGGATTTTCGGAATGTCGTATTTGATAACGACCTCACCAATCTGTCGAGATAAGCGACCATCGGTGTTGATGGTCTTGAGACAAAGCATCTGATAGAGAACAACGTAGTTTGCACCGTCTGGCTGTGACATAAAGTAGTCAATGGTGTCGGAGGTCATAAAGCTCTCCTTGAGCTTCATCCAGTAGAATCTTTTGCCTGTTGCCATGAGAGACCTCCTTAGAACGGCAATTCGCTGTCATCGTCCGCGAGCTGCGAGAAGCCGCCGGTCGGGTCGTAGGTCGGCTCGCCCTTGGGCTTGCCGCCGTCACCGTCGCGCTTAGAATCGCCAAAGTAAACGCTGTCGGCAAGAATCTCGGCCGAGCGGCGCTTGTTGCCTTCCTTGTCCTGCCAGTTGCGGATTTGAAGCCGACCGCCCACGACGATCATGCGCCCCTTGCTGAAATACTTCTCTACGAACTCAGCCGTACCGCGCCACGCAACAATGTCGATAAAATCCGTTTCCCGCTCCGCGCCCTGCGCCGCGTAATCGCGGTCGCAGGCGATGGAGAAGGAGACAACCGCCGTGCCGCTCTGCGTTCGGCGAAGCTCTGGGTCGCGCGTCAGACGTCCCATGAGAACAATGCGGTTCAGCATGTCTGCTCCTCCTGCGAAGACACTGCATCTGCTTCGGGCGCGTCATCATTCGGAATCACAATAGCGCGGGGCATTCTCAAAATGGCTTCGAGTGCGTCGCGCTGGTTTTTGCTGTGAAGAATTGCTTCACAGACCCGCAGCCGCTCGGATTCGCGAATCATCTGCTCCAAGTCGACGTCCATGATGATGCCGGCACCGGGCGATTCGTCAAACGGATAAACGTGAGCGTCTTTTTTATTGAAATTGAGCATTTTTGAAATCTCCTTTTTCGATGATTTTGATAACTTCCTGGCACTGCGGAATGTCAAACATTCCGATATGCGTCTTCTCGATCGGAAGCCCCATCTGCTCGGCGAGCCATCCGTAGGCGGCTTTGCGCTGCCCGCGGAAAGGGCCGGTTTTCCAGAGAGGGTCGAATGATGCGTGTGCTGCCATCTTCCATTTGCGGAGTGCGGCATCTGCAAGGCGCCCGAGCGGTTTATCCGTTCTGCCATGGCAGCCTACATACGCGCCGCAGTTTCTGCAGAGGTAGGCGGTGTGCCCAAAGCTGCGTCCGTAGATTTCGGAATCATCGACCAGCGCAGCTTTGTGACCGCAGTAATCGCAGTAAACGGTCAAGGTTTCTTTGCCTCCTTTGATTTCTCCGGCGAGTCCGTCTTGATGCCCAGTTCTTCGCACTCGGAAATGATTCCATCGAGGAAAACAGCCATCTCCGCGCTGGTGTATTCGCTGGTGCCTTTGAGCGCGCGGTAGTGGATGAACTTCTTTCCCTCGATATAGCCAGTGCCAATCTCGGCATAATGCCGAGCCACGAGCCTGGGCGGTACGCCGTCGCGCAGGGAAAACAGCACCTTGCACTCGTTTCCGGCTTCGTCGATGTAGCTTTCACCAACGCCGTAGCGCCGAATCATTTCCTCGTAGACAGATTCCTTGTCAGTTTCCAGCCTGGCGGCGAGCTGCTCAATGAGCGCCCATGCGTAGCTGTTGGCGCGAAGCCCGCGAGGATCGGCTTTTTTCGTGATGGTAAACGTGATCGGGCGCTCGCCGAAGTTCTTCCAAATATCCTTGCAGCTTTCCCGCGTGTAGATCGACAGGATATATTCGCCGCTCCGGGCATAGGTGATGTCTTTCAGAAAGCCGTTCATACCTTTTCCTCCTCGACGTGACCGTGCAGGTAAACGTACTCGCCAGCAGGTCCGATGTTCTGGTAAATGAAATCGTCACACTTGGCTTTGGAAAGGTGTGTTCCGAGTACGCGCCGCTCATAGACGAATTCGCCGTTTGCCTTTTTCTCGCTGATTCTGGCTTGGATTTCTGCGTCTTCGTAGTTCGCTTCCAGCAGGTAGAGGTCGAAGTTCGGCGCCGAGATCCCGTTCAGGTTGTTTGTGTCAGTGGCGTAGAGGACCTTTCCAGCCGGAAGCAGCAGCTTGTAGCCGCAGTTCGGAACGTCATGCACCAGTGGCACAGGCTCGACCGTAAAATCACCGTAGCTATATCGGTGGTCAAAATCGCACAGGTCGATGTTTGCGGGCTTGACGCCAGCTTCCACCAGAGGTCGCACCAGCCAGCGACAACAGCCAAAACGGAGTGCCGGACGGTCCGCAGCGAGGGCGTGGAGCGTGCTTTTTCGGAAGTGATCTCCGTGCCAATGTGTCAGCAGAACCAGCCTGAGAGCTTTTGCAACCGGCTTCACGAGCTTGTATGGCACACCGCAGTCCATCAGAATTTGCCCGTCGATCACGACTGCGTTGCCGGTAGAGCCGGTTGCGAGGACTTCAAACGGAACGCTCATTACAGCGAACTGAGGTCAATCTGCTCCGGCTCGCTGGCGTTCTCCTGAAGCTGAGCGGGGGCGCTGCCCTCAACGGTCGGCTGCGGAGCATCGGTCGTGAGCTCCAGCTCGTCGGAATGGTCTGTAATGATTTCACCGGTCCTGGGGTCAACAGCCGGAATGCCGGAATCGTCAGCGAGCGCCTGCTGCATTTCCGTGGACATGATGCCCCACTTGGAGATCAACTGGCGAAGAAGCGTCTTTTTCGCCATGCTGTCGAAGTCCTTGTACCAGAAGCTCGAATACTTCCACATATCCTTGTCTGCGATCTGACCGTTCTGGATCTTGTCATAGGCGTCTTTGCTGAACGCCTGCGAATATGTATCCGCGTGATTGAGCATCTTTTCACGCGACCAGTAGATGCACTTGCGGAAGCCGTTCAGATACTCGAAGTAAGCCATGTAGCCGACGATCGGGAGCTTTTCGCGCAGATCATCGTCTTCGATGAATTTGAACTGCGGCTTCGCGGTGTGCGGATCTTTGCCGAGGTATTCGCCCTGCCGAATCTCCATGCAGTCCAGATCGGAATACTGGCCGCTCCGGAGCGCGAGCTGGACATAGCCTTTGTAGCCGAGGACAAACTGTGCTTTGGAGCATTCGGGCGAAAGCAGGTGACCTTCGCGGTCATACTTGGCTTTCTGCTTGAACGGAACGAGATAATACTGGCCGAGCTGCGGCGAGGGAGAAAGATTCAGCGCTTCGCCCAGCAGACCGCCAGCTAGGATGGAACTGGGCTCGCAGGTCTGAAGCGCAGGGGTGGTAGCGACGGCGGACGTGATCGACGCGATAAAGCGGTTTGCACGTTTCGGGTCTTTCAGGGTGTTTCGGATAAGGTTCTGGTAAGATTCCGTGCTGATAGCAACGGAAAAGGTCTGCTTCTTCGCAGGCGCGATGTTAGAACTGCTCATAGTCGTAACCTCCATTTACGAGAAATTCTTTGAGTGCTTTCAGCTTGTCAATGCCGCCGCGGACGCGGAACGAAACCTGATAGATCTTTTCAGCAGGCGCCTCGGTGGGAATGGGCTGCTCGACGGGTGCAGAAACGGGGGCAGGCGGTTCTTCGTTCAGAACTTCTTCGATCTTCGCCTGCGCGGCATCCTGAACTTCCTGTGCGGACTTCATGGCGGCGCGCCGTCGTGCGGCTTCCTCCATCTCCTTGTGGCGACGATCAACAATCAGAGCTGCTTCCGGCGCGGAGTGCGTTCTGCGGTACTCGACCATGACTTCGTCCTTGTGCTCCAGCGTCTCAATGAGCCGGAGATCGTTGGATACATTTTGCAGGAACAAAGACGCCTGCCCCTGCAGCTTCTTTAGGGAATCAGACATTGTGATGTTGATTCCGCACTGGTCAAATGGTGCAATATCTTCGGGGATGTTCAGGCTGGCGCGGTATTCGTTGTAGAACGCGACGATTTCGTCACGCTTCGCGCCCTTGATGCCGTTCTCGACAGTTGCAATCTTCGTTTTTAGCTCGGCGTCTGCCTTGGTGAAAGCGTCGGCCGCACATTCCTTGTAGAGCTTTTCAAATGCGTCATACGGGGCAAGGATGGCTTTCTTGACCTCGCGGCGGCGGGCTTCCAAGTCCTGAAATTCCTTGTTCAGCTCTGCACGGGCTTTCTTGACGTCCTTGTAGGTTTCCTCGGTGCAAGCCAGCGCCAGCGCCTGTGCAACGCGAGCATCGACAGAAGCCTTGACCTGCCGAAGCTGGTCTTCGATGATCGGAAGCTGCTTAACAACGATCAGATTATTTTCCATCGGTCGGCGCCTCCTGCGTGATTTCTTTCAGGAGCGGCAAGATCCGCTCGTCGATGTGGCTTTCCGGCACGTTGATCTCGCAGATCACAGCGCGTGCTTCGCGTTTGGCTGTAGGGGCGATAACCTCCATTCCAACGGAGGCGTTCGGAATGCTGCAGCGGTAGCTGTATGGGCGTCCGGCACGGACGCTGCCGGTTTCTTCGTCGCGATAGTAGACATTTACGATCATGTAGATTCTCCTTTCATGCGTTCAAAATCAACCGGCTCATCCGGGTCGCTGGGCGCGACAGTGAAGCGGATACGCTCATGGCAGAACTTACGGAAGTTTCCGTCAGGACCCGCCATGCAGCTTCCCAGAAACGATTCTTCGGTGTATGCGCTGCTGCAATTCAGAATGCCGGGCTCCTTGTCGGGGTGGACAGCGCGGAACGCCGCGCAAGCCAGATTGACAGTTGGTGCTTCAACCTCTGTCCAGCCGCCTACGAACGGCTGTCCATCCGTGCCGTATGTGAAGTAGTATTTCATTCGCGATCTCCTTTGCTGATATATCCGCGCACAACATCGGTGAGCCAGTCCTGCACAGTGTCGTAGCCGTCGGCTGCAAGGTGCGCTTTGAGCTGGGCAGCTTCGTCGGCGGTGATTCTGGCGTGCAGCTTGTCCTTGAGCCTGTGCTGATCGGCGGTGCGGAAGT